TTGGTTAGAAATCATTTGAAAGCATTTAATTTAAGTGAAGATAATTGGAATGATAATTGGCTAACCATAACACCTAAAAGATTAATTGAGGGCGAATATGCACTTGTAAATGTAACACCACGTTATCCTGCAATAGGTTTTGATTGGCAGGCTGAAATAGACTACTTAAAATCAAAGTACAAACAAGTATTTTATGTAGGCTACGAAGAGGACATGACATCACCTTTTGATTCCTTAGAATACTTTAAAACTAACAATGCTCTTGAACTTGCTCAATTAATCAATGATGCAACGGTTACAAGTTGTAATCAATCGTTTGCTTTAACTATTGCACAAGGATTGGGCAAACCATATAGATTAATGGTTGCAGATAACCACACTAATTGCATACACAACGTACCAAACGAAACACTTTTAAACAGATGAATATAAACGGATTTGAATATAAAATAAATGAACAAGGGGTGCTTCAACAAGTAAACCCTAATGTTATTACTTATGACTCTGATTATGTAACATCGAGATATGGTGCAATCATCGAACTTCGCAAACAAATGAGTATGTTGAGGTATGGTTATATGGTAGGTAGCATAGGCAAACCAACTAAAATACTTGAAATTGGTTATGGTGCAGGCGACTTCATTCAATTATGTGCAGAGCAGGACATCAAATGTTTTGGCAATGACATTACAGGAATACCAACACCGCCAAAAGTAACCGCAACCGATAACATATTTGAGCAAGTAGATGTAGTATGTATGTTTGATGTATTGGAACACTTTGAAGATATTAATTTTATCAAAGAATTGAACACCAAGTATGTTTATGTTTCAGTTCCAAATTGCTCACAGCCAACTAATATTGAATATCTAAGTAACGAGTATATACACCTAAGACCAAATGAACACCTACACCACTTTAATATAGTTGCATTAATTAACCATTTTGATATAAATGGCTATAAACTACTGACTATTAGTAATATTGAAGACACTATAAGGAGAAGACCAAATACACACGCTAATATTTTATCTGCTATATTTGAAAAGGAAAATTTAAGCTAATGGGAAAGAATAAATACATTGAAACACCCGAAAAGATGTGGTGTAACATTAAAGGTTTTGAAGGATATATGATTTCCAATTTTGGAGATGTTGTTTCATTCAGAAAAAGAAATAGTAACGAGTTCTATGATTCACCTAAAGTAATCAAACAAGGAATAGTCACTACACATTGTAATAAAAAATACAATAGAGTAAAACTATTAGGTAAATCTATTTATGTTCATAGATTGGTTGCAGAACATTTTATTGAAAATAAAAACAAAAAACCGCAAGTAAACCATATTGATGGAAATTCGTTAAATAACTTAGTAGCTAATTTAGAATGGGTTACTAATTCAGAAAACCAAATACATAGGTTTGAAACGAACGGTACAAAAAACAATTATGGTCAATATTTACATAAAAATAGAAATACTTTTAGAGTTTATAAAAAAGGAGTTATTGATAAAAGTTTTAAAGACTTACATATAGCGCAAGAATTTGCAAAACAATATTATTAATTATGCACCCAACAAGGATATTTAAAACACCATCAGACCTTGAAAACGCTTTTGAACAATATAAAGAAAGTTTAAAGTCAGAAGCTAATCAATGGCTAAAGGTTCAATATGTAGGAAAAGAGGGCGATAGGGTAACAGATGCTCAAAAAGTACCTTATACCTTAGAAGGTTTTAAAAGATTTTGCCGAAAATACTATGGTGAAGTTCAGCATTACTTTGACAATACAGATAAACGATACGATGAGTTCTGTGTTATCTGTCGCGCAATAAGAGAAGAAATAAGAGAAGACCAAATAGTAGGCGGTTTATTGGGTTTCTACAATCCATCAATAACACAGCGTTTAAATGGATTAACTGATAAGAGTGAAGTAAGGCATATTGAGCAACCATTATTCCCCGATAATTAAAAACTTTTTATTGGGCTACCTTGCAAAACATAATACTTTGATTTCATTGAGTAAAATGCGATTTATCCATAGGTAAAACAAACTAAAAATAAATGTTCAAACGTACCACCGCTATAAATAGATTATTGAAGTTGACCGCCCGAAAGAAAATCATTCAGGGTGGGACTTCCTAACATCCCCTTATGAGTAATTGTAAGGGGGACTAATCAGCAGGCAAAACATTTGGAATCTTACCCATCCTAATTGATAGGGCAAGCAAAACACCGCACTTAGAAATTAGTGTAGTATCAGAAACCATCCCCCATCTTCGCAGGGGTGCAATGAAAGACTTTCTAAAAATCATGGAATGGACTGGTCGTTATTCAGATTTGAATTGGAATCGCTCACTACTTACCTATCGTTTTGCAAATGGTTCTTATATAGAGTTTTTTAGTGCAGAAATGGAAAGCAAGTTAAGGGGTGCAAGAAGAAACATCTTATACATTAACGAAGCGAATAACATCACATTTGAAAGCTATCACCAATTAGCAGTCCGAACAAGTGGAGAGATATGGTTAGACTTCAACCCTACCAATGAATTTTGGGCGCATACCGAATTGATGAATGATGAAGACACCGAACACATCATTCTAACTTATAAAGATAATGAAGCACTACCCGAAACAATTATACACGACATTGAAGCAGCCGAGTTAAAAGCTAAGACATCAACATATTGGGCGAATTGGTGGCAAGTATATGGACTTGGGCAGGTAGGCAGCCTGCAAGATGTCATATTTGACCAATGGAAGCAGATTGACACCATCCCGGAAAGAGCCGAACTTGTCGGACATGGAATGGACTTTGGATTTACGAATGACCCGAGCACACTTGTAGCGATATACAAGTATGAAGGCAAACTAATCATTGATGAATTACTATACCGAACGAATATGACAAATAACGATTTAGGTAACTTTTTAAAATCAATACAATTTGGGCGAAAGGAATTGATATGTGATAGTGCAGAGCCGAAGTCAATAGAAGAACTAAGGCTGCAAGGTTTCAATGTTAGACCTGCAGTTAAAGGTGCAGATTCAATCAAGATAGGAATAGACATCTTGAAGCGATACGAGATACAAGTAACTAAGAACTCAACTAATCTAATCAAAGAGTTAAGGGGCTACACTTGGGAGAAAGACAATGAGGGCAAACTAACAGGCAAACCAATAGACAGTCTAAACCATTGCGTTGACCCTATGAGATATGTAGCACTCTTAAAATTAAATAACCGACCGAGCGGAAAATATTCAACAATTTCAATCTAAACTTATATATATAAAAGATGATAGGCAATTACAACCAACTAACCATTAAGCAGTTTTTAAAGATCAAACTAATTAGCGAACTCGAACAAGACCCTTTGCACAGAAAGGTTTTAATTCTTAGTGAAATTAGTGGGGTATCAGTTGATGAAATAGAAAGTATGCCAATAGGCGAAATGATAGAGGCATTGAAAGGACTTGACAAAATTGAAAACCTGCAAGCGGATGAGAAGATTAAATTGAAATTCAAAGTAGGTGGCAGGAAGTTTATTGTTAAGTGGAAAGAACAAGAATTAACGAGCGAACAGTTCATTGATGTTAGTCACTTTTGCAAAGAACCTGAAAAGATATTGAGCAACATACATAATATACTTGCTTCAGTATGTGTGGAACGTAATTGGTATGGAAAGGAATTAGGGTACAAAGGCGATAAGCACAAAGAGGTTGCAGACTTGTTTTATAATGAGATGAAAATATCAACTGCATATCCTATCATGCTTTTTTTTTGCAAATATTACGAGGCATTGCAGCAAAATATCCTAACCTTTTTGGAATCGGAAGCGATGAAAGCGATGGAGAGCACGAAGGAACTGATGGAGAAATTCAAACTTTTAGAACAAAGTGGGGATGGATTGCAAGCATAAATGACATTTGCAAAGATGACCGTACAAAATGGGATTACTTTTTTAAAATGAATGTAATTGAGTTTCTAAACACAATGACTTTTTATAAAGACAAAAGCGAACACGACAAAGAAATATGGACAAGGCAGCAGCAGCAGCAATAGGCGCAAAGTTTGGGGAATCAATTAAGGATTACACAAAAGCAAGTGAGAATATCATTGAGGCTATTGTTAT